ACTTAATACTAACTTTTTTTAATAATGGAACTATTTATTGTTTAAAAAAAGGAAAACTATGCAAGAAAATAAGAATCTTGTTGAAGAGGCACTTATTCAAATGAAAAATGTTGAAGAAGCTATTGCCGAAAATGCAAAAGGAATACTTGCTTCTACTATGAAGGAAGAAATCAGCCAATTAGTAAAAGAATCTCTTTCTGAACAAGAAGAGTTGGATTTAGATTTAACATCTGTAGATGACGAAGACGAAGAGTCTAATCTATCAGATGAAGATGATGATGCAACCGTTTCTTTAGACACTGAAGTTTCTTCTGACGATGACTCAGAAGAGATGGACATGGATATGAGTATGGGAGCTGACTCTGATAATCCAATCGATTTACGTGACGCATCTGATGAGTTTATTTTGAAAGTATTTAAGTCTATGGGTGAGGATGACGGTATCATCGTAAAAAAAGACGGTGACGACATTCATTTAACTGACAACAATACAGATTCAGAATATCTCGTCAAACAATTAGGTGAATCTGAAGAAGAAAATTATGAAAGTATGGAATACAACGAAGAAGATGACAATGTTCAAGATGTAATAGATGCTATTTTCTCAGACAGTTCTGACGTTTCTGATGATTCAGACGAAGTTGTTGATGATGAAGAAGTTGTTTATGAAATTGAATTCACTGAAGACGATGATTCTGACGACGAAGTCGAAGAGTCTGAAGAAATGGACGAATCCGATGATATGGAAGAGTCTGAAGAAATGGACGAATCTGATGATATGGAAGAGTCTGATGAAATCGACGAAGAAGATTGGCAGATGGACGAATCTTATAGCCATAAGAAGTCAAAGAAAGTAGAAACAAAAGAAAGTAAAATGTCCGTTAAACCTAAAGGTGTTGGAATGGGTAAAGCTAAATTCTCATATAAGAAATCATCAGGTGGTTTCAGCGAGGACAAAAAAGAAGGTCCTAAGACTATGGGAACTGGCAAAGCTAAATTCGAATACAAGAAAGGTGAAAACATGGAAGGGGATAACAAAATTGTTAAGAAATCTGAAACAAAAGAAGCCGCTAGAACTTTAGGATTCGGTCCTAAAAAAGGTGCTTTGAGAAAAGGTATCACAAACAATAGAAATATGATGGAATCCCTAGAAACAGAAGTTAGTTCTTTGAGAGAAAAGAATGAAGAGTACAGAAAGGCATTAAATGTATTTAGAGAAAAACTCAACGAAGTTGCAATTTTTAACTCTAATCTAGCATATGCTACAAGACTTTTCACTGAACACTCAACAACTAAAAAAGAAAAAATAAACATTCTTAGAAGATTCGACGATGTTGATTCACTTAAAGAGTCTAAAGGACTTTATAAAGTTATCAAAGAAGAATTAACTAAGACTGAAACAAAATCAATAAATGAATCTGTTGGTAACAAATTGACAAAATCTGTACAATCAGGTTCATCAACTACTTTAATCGAAAGTAAAACATATGAAAATCCTCAATTCATGAGAATTAAGGACTTGATTACTAAGATTAGGTAAAAAAATAAATAAACAAGAAAAAAAATAAAATTCACAAAATGGGAGCTTTATTAGAATCAGGTCTTGTTGGTAACATCGGTCTTAAGCACCTTAAAGTTATCAAAGAAGACACAATCAGCAAATGGGATGGCCTAGGTTTCTTAGAGGGACTTAAAGGTCACATGAAAGAGAACGTGGCTCAGCTTTATGAGAACCAAGCGTCTCACTTAATCAACGAAGCATCAACAACAGCAGACTCAGGTGCTTTCGAAACAGTTGTATTTCCAATTATCAGAAGAGTGTTCTCTAAGTTATTGGCTAACGACATCGTATCTGTACAAGCAATGAACTTACCTATTGGTAAATTGTTCTATTTTGTACCTCAAATTCAGAATTACCAAAATGCTGCAAATCAGCACTATGCACCTTACGGAGCACCAAACGGTCCTTCTGACCCTAACTCAGGTTACGATTGGAACCAAGGAAGGGACCTTTATGATAGATTTTATGAAGGTAATGAACCAGCATTAGACCCTCCAGGTCTTTTTGATTATTCTAAAGGTCAGTTCTCTGCTATCACAGGTGATGCAGTTACTGCGGTTTGGAATAGTTCAACATTGAACCTTGTTCCTTCTGGATACACAGCAGGTGATGGTCCTGATGCAGGTGCTTATAGAAAGGTATTGATTGTTATGTCAGGATTTGCTCAAGTAGCCGCTGGTAAATTAATCGGTCCTGATGGTAACCCAATCGACAACGAATCTTTCTTGTCTGATTTGACTATCTACGGTTCTTCATCAAATGCTTACACATCAGGTAACACATCTAACCCTTATCTTTTCAGAGTTGTAACTCAAAGATATGGTAAAGGTATTGTTCAGTATGGTAACAATAATGCTGAAGCAATATTCCCAGATTCAAAAACTGGTGGTGGATATTATGACAACATCTGTGATGCAAACGGATTTATTTATTTAGAGGTTGACCTTCAAGTACCATGTACTGTAGGACAAAATTCTCTTGATGGATATTCTGGTTCAACATTCGGTTCTAATGCAAATATAAACACTGCATTCGTTCCTGTTTACAGAATCTACAAGAATCTTGAATTCGAAGACAGAATTGGTGAAGTTTCTTTCGACCTTCAGTCTGTAACAGTTTCTGTAACTGAAAGAAAATTAAGAGCACAATGGTCACCAGAAATGGCACAAGACGTTGCAGCTTTCCACAACATCGACGCTGAGGCTGAATTGACAGCTTTATTGTCTGAGCAAGTTGCGGCTGAAATCGATAGAGAAATCTTGAGAGACCTTAGAAAAGGTGCAGCTTGGAACTTGAGATGGGACTACAACGGTTGGAAGAGATTAGGAAACCAAGCGGTTCCTTATACTCAGAAAGACTGGAACCAAACTCTTATCACTGCAATCAACCAAATTTCAGCTCAAATCCATAAGTCTACTCTTAGAGGTGGCGCTAACTGGATTGTTGTATCTTCTGAAATCAGTGCAATCTTTGATGACTTGGAGTATTTCCACGTTTCAAACGCAGCTCCTGAACAAGACCAATACAACATGGGTATCGAAAGAATCGGTACACTTGCAGGTAGATATCAAGTTTACAGAGACCCTTACTTCCCAGCTAACCAAGTTCTTCTTGGTCACAAAGGAACGTCTCTTCTTGACACTGGTTACATTTACGCACCATATGTACCTTTACAACTTACTCCAACAATGTACAATCCATTCAACTTCACACCTATCAAGGGTATCATGACAAGATACGCTAAGAAAATGGTTAACAACCGTTTCTATGGTAGAATCACAGTTGATGGTGTAAGAACATTCGATTTGAGAGAGTTGAGATAATATGGTCTGAACCAAAATATAAAGGGTCCCTTTTGGGACCCTTTTTTATTGTTCTAAATATTTATAATAAAAAATATGATTACTCAATCTTGGAATATTAATGAGGAAGAAAAAAATCGTATACTACGATTACATGAAAACGCAACTAAAAATCATTATCTAACAGAACAATTTCAAACAAAAAATGTAGTTGATTTCGGAAGTGTATTTCCTAGTGGAGAATATGAGTTGGGCTCTAAATTTTCCAACGAGGTGAATGATAAGGTTCAGGATATAGTAAGATTTATAAAAGGAAAAAATTTGAAGAGTGTTACAATTGAAATTGAGTCTGGTGAATCCAGAGTAACAAATCAGGCACCATTCACAACACCTGGCTCTTTAGCCGAAGCAAGGGCAAATTCTCTAAAATCTTATTTACAATCTGTTTTACCTAAACTGATAAACTTCAAACCGAATATAATTGTAAAACAACCAATAATTGGAAGTACTCCTTACAAAATAGGTGACAATAAAGATGACCCAAGTTATACCAAAGAACAATTTGTAAGAGCAAATATTATATCTAATGCAGATATAGATATCGAACAAAGTTCTTCTGTTATGGAACCAATATACCTAAATAAAAGAATCGTTGCACTAATTAATACGAAATCTAGAGATTCTAAATCAATTGCTTCCACAGGTAACATAGATATATC